TCGTCGGAAAACTGCCGTGGTTGTAAAAATCGTTTGCCATTATCGCAATCCTCTACGCGTGGTGTAATGCAAAATTACGCTGTTGATAGTAAAAGGCTGAAAATAATTTGAATTTGAAGAAATCAGCAGAAGGATGTTTTGTCCTGTGCCTTTAATTTCCACGTCGGTCGGCGCCAAAGTAAAACCGTCCCAGATAAAGCTATCCCAAAAAACAAAATCCCAAAGGCTAGGCGAAAAATTGTTTGCATAGGAACTTTTTGATTCCTGACTAACGTACACACTTGAGTACGCAAGATCATAAGAAAAATCAAATTCGCAGTATCCGTTACCCGTAATTTCAAAAGAGCCACGACGATAACGTTTTAAAATGCGTGGCGTGTTTTCAGAATTGTAGTTTAACGTTAACGTGGCATTGATGTTTTCGCCATCAAAAGATGTACCGGCATCAAGAGCGTAGACATACCCGTTGGTTGAACCAAAGAACGAAGTCTCCTCGCCAGCCGAAGTCTGCGCTTCGGTTGCGCAAGTAACTGAATTTGGAAACTGAACCGGCATCGCACCCAACATCTGACCGTTGGCAATAGTTACATACAAACCATAACCATCGGAAAAGAAAATTCGGTATTGAGCTTTCTCTCGATTTAGCACACTGGCTGTCACCAGATTGCGGCGCGCTTGAACAAAAGGACGGATATTCAACGTCACGGCGGCGGTATCAAAATTACCGTAGCTCAATGTTGCTTGAAGCGTGATTATGCCCCTGTCATCAAACACGTAGGTTTGGGCGAGGTTTTGACCGCTGTAAGCTTTGGCACCGGCACCTGTGTTGTAAGGCACCAGATTCCAGCTGCTTGAATCCGTGCCGTACAGAATGTAGGTGTAGTTGTCTGAGTAAATTGCCAAAGCGCCGGTAGACTGGTCGCCCGGTTGGATGACAAAACAAGTTACCGGTTCTGGCTGCACAATTTCGCCTGCACCCAAAAGGGGTGTCCATTGATAAGGTTCACCCAAAGCAGAAAACTGGACTGATGTGCCAAACGAGAAAAACAAATGTTGTTTGTGAACTGCAACATGGTCAGGCGTATTGACCGTCATACCGGTTGCAATCGGTACGTACACCGTACCGTCAAACTCAAAACCTCGGTTTACGCCATCTGCGCCATAAGCTCGAAGCTGGTTATTAACGCCGCCAAAATTACCCAGCACCATCTCAACACGGCCACCCGGCAACAAAGTGATAGCGGTCTGTGCCGCCACGCAAACAGCTTTAGTAGCTGCCAACACTTGTAAATTTTCAGCCGCAGTGAAATTGCCTGTTGCACTGGCAAAGATCAAACGCCCTGCAGCGGTACCCGCTGTCCATGAACCCGTCTCAAGTACGACCCGTGTTATCACTGCAGAAAAACCGCTGGTAGCCCCTGTAACCGTGTCGCCTTGGAATATCTCAGCCGTGCCGGTGTTGAAAGACATCTCAAAACCTAGCGGCACACTGACCCAACCCGCCGCACTGGAAGCATAAATTGCCATGGCCGTGGCACCAACGTTGTCTCGCCACGCGTAAACTGTGTTCTGCAATTCAATCACGCCACGGATTGATCCGCTGCCCGGCACAGCACCTATGTCCGCACGGTACACGTTAGCCGCAAGGTTAAGGTACTGGGCTTGCTGTTGCGTCGTCAAAGTACCCGTAGCCTGTGAAAAAGCAATTGTGCCTTTTACTACTGCTAGAACCTCAATGTTCTCACCAACTAAAAAAGAACCGGTCGCTTTAGTGTAGTAAATGTCGTTACCATTGACTGCAATTACGACACCGCTTTCACCAGATGTGCTGCCAACAATCGTATCTCCAACAACAATAGCGCCTGTTAATGTTGCTGTAAGACTGCTGTAAGTTGCAACGGAAGGTGCAGGCCGGCCGTCATAACGTTCGTATCCTGCAATTCTGGTGTAGCCGCCGGTAATCGATGCTTCAAAATTAACTGCGTCTCTGGCAATGCCTGCAGGCAAAGCTAGTGTCGGAGTGATGAGGTCAAGTCCACCTTTAAGATAGACCAGATCGTATTGAACTTGTGGCGCAGGCATTGGCATGGCTGCGTCTCCTTACGCCAAAGGCGGTCCGCTTACAGTGGTCGGCAGCTGATCAATATCCAGCCGTGAATACAAACGCTTGTACTCAAACTCACCGCGAGACATAACCTCTGGTGCAGCTTCGTATCCTGCGTAATACATCATCGCCCGGTAAACGATAATCATGTGAAACCGGCTTGGCATAGCTGGTTCGTCAGCATCCACTGTCAACTCAACCGGCTGGGTGTAATACTCGCCGACGATGACATACGGTATGTCGGGAATTGCGCCAAAACCAAGATTCTTATGCGGGTCAATCGTAACAACAACAGGGCGCGTATAAGTGTTGCGCATGTTGGCATAGATGTACAGGTTGCGGAACGTTGTCCACTCCATGTAATTCATCAGCTGTTCATCGGTGTAATTTGACCCCACACTGGAACACCGGAAGCTGTCACGCTTCCAGTTTCCAAATGTGGCCGTAGTCAAACCGGCTTCCACCGGTGTGTAAATTTGTTGCAGCGCAACAGTATTAAACTGAAACGGTTCCCGCAAAAACAGCCAGTCTTCTTTGCTGGTTTGAATGTCATTCCAAGCCTGCTGAATCCAAGCCACCATGCGTGCGTTTTCGCTGCCGGCAAGCTGCCCAGCAACGGTGGACAAAGGTGGCCCAGATACGCCGCACTCAACGCGCAGCCGGTTGACTAGCTGTAGGAAATTCATGCGGGTTCAGCCAAAACGTTGTTTAGCCAAGCACGGCCACGGGGATTTTTATCCTCGACCAGATCAAACGGGTAAGCCAAACCATGGCGCGCATTCATCATAATTCGATCAGGCTCCGACGGATTGGGCGTGGACTGACTGTATTTGGTTTCCTTCATGCGCGCAAGAATTTCTACGTACTTACGTTTAATGTCGGTAGGATAACCACGCATGATAGGTTGGTTCATGCCATTGCAATTGACAATGACTTGAGGTGCCTGATTTTCGTCTGTCGTTGAATGGACAAGAATCGTAACAATTTCATTCATAAAAGATTCTTCAGCCGCTAATTCACGGAAATCTTTAGTTTCAGCAACCGTTTCAATGACTGGTTCATCATCGTTAATTTCAATGCCTGTCATTTTATTTTTAGCCATTTGCCATTCTCCTTACGTTAAAAATACATACACCGTCAAAAAAAGGAAGGCCACCGAAGTGGCCTTCCAAAAGTTCCCTCGGAGGAGGAGACGGCAATCTTACAGTGCTGCGCCGGGCATGACCGAACAGTTAAAGTAGGTGTCAGTAACACCTGCTGCGCCCAGATCAGTGCTACCGGGAGTAAATGTGGTCGATGCATCAGTGACCACTTTGATCAGACCGACCAGCGCAACGTTAGCAGTAGTTTGAGTAGGCACTGGGCAAGGATCGCCCGAAGCAACTACAGGACCACGGGTGTTGCTGAAAGTACCGTCGGTGTCGATCCAAACAGCGTACAGAGCCGCGCTGGAAGGGGGGACGGTGCCAGCGGTCGAAGTCATGGCGATATTGTCAGTAGCAGTTTTAGACTTGAACACACCGTTGATGGTGAAGGTCAAAGTGTTGGCCGTCTTGTAGGTGTTGGCGTTAGTGCCTTCTGCAAGACCTGCCGAAGTCAGCGACACAAAGCCGCTGTTAATTTGCTCAATGTTGTATGACATGGTGTTTCTCCTTAATCTTCAAGAGTCGGGGTGACAGGCGCTGCTGTGGTCGGCGTGACAGCATTATCGTAGTCATCGATAAGCTGGTTCAAGCTGGCAGTCAGTGCTGCGATATCGGTCAGAATAGCGACCAGCAACGGACGAATCTCACGCGAGGTGAGAAGGTCCGGCACCTTGGCCATCCGTTGGTTAATGCTTTCAGACATGGCGTTTTCCTTTGAGGTGAATGCCGGGGCGTAGGCCCCGGCTAGTCATTACAGAGCGGTCACACCGGCTTCGATACGTGCCATCCATGCGTCGTTCAAACGCACGCTGGCAAACCATGTCGAAGCACCGACGTAGCCAAACTGGCCAAGTGGGTTGGCGTGGTTGGTCTGAGAAGCTTTCAGGACGACGGGCTTGATAGCCTGCATGCCCTTCAGTGCAACCTGACCCCAAGCGTCTTCACCGATAACCAAGAACGGATAAACGTCCACGTTAGCAGCACCGACCGACAGCATGCCGTTCAGCGTAGCCGAACCAGCGGCAGCGAACGAAGTCAGCAGAGGCGAAGAGATGAAGCGGAAGTCTTCGCAAGCGCCGATCTCGCGATCGTGGATAGGCTTGAATGAACCGTATTCTTCAACACGGGTAAAGCCGGGAAGGTTACGGACATCAGCGACAGCGTCAGTGTGGCAGAACACAACGTAGGCTGGCTGCACGGCACGGGTACCGAAGTTAACGCCGGGGGCGAGACGCGAAGTCACGCGACGGCAACGGTTCGATTCCAGAGTACGTGCGGCTTTACGAATGGCGTTCAGGCTGATCGCAGTGTTAACTGCAGCACGGCTGGTGCCGTTTGCATAGACAACTGTCGAGCCAGCTTTCAGAACACCGTAACGAACCAGCTCCATTACCTCGGCCAGAGTCTCGCCAG